GCAACACCGCTGACGAAATCCTGGCTGAGATGGCGAAGACCTATAAGGACCGCAACGCCGTCTATGGGTCGAACTACCTCAATGTGGGGCCGGTGATGGACGGCCTCTTTCCCAATGGGGTGCGGCTCTCGACGCCGGAGGAGTTTATCCGCTGGCACCTGTTTGAATTGATCGTGGTCAAGATGACCCGGTTTGCCGTCTCGGGCTTGACGCACCTCGATTCCATTCATGATATCGCCGTCTATGCGGCGATGCTCGAAACCTTGATGCCCGAGGCGCAGCGCATTGCGGATGCGCAGCCCACCACGGTGGATTGGACCGGCGAGGCGCAACCAGATCCACTCGCGGAGCATGTGAAGCAAGAGGATTGGCTTCATTGTCTTCACGGACGCCAACACGATTTGATTGATTGCACGTTGGCGAGTGATACCCATAAGCAACTATATTGTTATACCTGTAAACACTATTTCCCTCCACGAGAAACCGGCGACGAACGCCGAGAAGGGCAGGACCACTGATGGCACAAATACTGGTGACCGGATCGGCTTCGGGATTGGGCGACGCGATTTGTAAAGCCCTCCAATCTGATCATCGCGTCATTGAATTTGATCAGCGATATGGCGACGACGTGCGCACCCCGGATGCCGATGTGATCAGAGACATTTGCCGTGGGACGCTTGACGTGCTTGTGAATTGCGCCGGGGTCAATCAGCTCAATTGGTTGGCGGATGTGCACGAGGAGGAATGGGATACGGTCATGGATGTGAATGCGAAAGGGATTTTCATGATGACGCAAGCCGTGCTGCCCATGCTCGAAGCGTGTTGTGGTACCGTCGTGAATATCGTCTCGAACGCCTCGCATGTCCCGATGCGCTGTAGCCTCGCCTATAACGCCAGCAAAGCCGCCGCGCACATGATGACCCTCCAATTGGCGCGGGAACTGTCGCCTGATGTGACGGTGTTCGGGATCTCCCCGAATAAGCTGAGGGGCACGGGCATGAGCCGGGAGATCGAGCGGCAAGTCCAGCGCACGCGCGGCTGGAGTCCCGAGCAAGCCGACGCCTATCAACAGCAAAGTCTCTTGAGCGGCCTCGAAACGCCGCCCGAGGCCGTGGCAGAGTTCCTCGCCTTTTTGCTCAAGACGAAGACGCGGCACCAATACTTGACCGGATGCGTGTTGCCGTATGGCGCGTAAGTATCCGGTGATTCGATCGGTGCTGAAGGCGATTAAGCGCGGCCACAAGACCGCCCGCAACACGCGCCGATCGGTCTTCGGCTTGAAGGCGCTCGAAGCCATTATTAACAAAAAAACGGCCGATTTTTCTGATCGACCACGAAAGGAAACCATAACATGAGATTTCTTATTGATCAACTTGCCCTCTGCCCACGCGATCCGGCACGGGCCAAGGACCTCTTGACCGCGATGGGGGCGCATGAATGGATCGAGGATCATGTGACCGCGAAAGGCTCGCTCTGCGGCACCCCCGTCCAAAACGAGGCCGATCTGTCCTTCAATTATGACATGGCCCCTGGGGGTCACACGGAACTCGAAATTTTGAACTATACGCAGGGGGCGAATTGGATGGATACCTTTGCGCGGCGCGGCTCGCGCGTCAGTCACCTCGGGATGCACTGCGCCCCCGAGGATCTCCCCAAATGGATCACGTTTTTTGCGGCCCGCAATATCCCGGTCATTCAAGCCGTCACCACTCTGTCGCATACCAACCCGGCGATCGCCGGGACGCGCTGGTACCAATATGTGATTTTCGATACCCTCGATATTCTCGGCACGGATCTGAAATTCATCGTGCGAAGGATGGAGCCATGATTGCGGTCATCGTCGATACGGAAACCACCGGGTTGCTCCGGCACTCCTCCACGCCGCTTGACCAACAGCCCACGATCATCGAACTCGGCGTCCTGCGCGTCACGGTCAAGAAGACGATTCGGGTGGACGAACACCGTTGGCTCTTCAATCCCGGTGCGCCCTTGTCCGCCGAGATCACGAAGATCACGGGCCTGACCGATGCGGACCTGAAGCCCATGAAGCCGTTCAAGGCCTCGTTGAAAGAGGTGAAAGCCGTGTTCACCGGGGCCTCCGTCTTCATCGCCCATAACGCGCCGTTCGACTCCGGGATGCTGCGCACGGACCTCGCGCGCATCGCCTGCACGGACTTTCCCTGGCCTGCGCGTCTCGTGTGCACGGTGCAGAATTATCAGCACCTGTTTGGCCGGTATCCGAAGTTGACCGAACTCTATGAACATATCCTGGGGAAGCCGCTTGCACAAAAGCATCGCGCCCTCGACGATTGTTGGGCGCTCTATGAAATCCTCGTCCATGAACAGTTCTTTGCCACCCTGCACCCAACGGTCGCGCGATGATCCTTATTCCAATCGATGGCTACGGCAATTTCCCGCTGCACAATCGTCTGGTCTTGTTGACGAACCCGGACGCCGCGCCGTGCATTATCCTGAGTGATGAGAAACTCGGGTACTGGGGATTCATCGATCGACCGGAAGACCTGCGCACGCTGCACACCTGGCTCACTGAGAAATTGGGAAAGGCGACATCATGATTCAACTCCGAGTACGCACGGAATATAGTTTTGGACAGACCTATGCACCGCTCGACCGGGTGATGGCCCGGTTGAAGGCGATCGGGTGCACGGCAGCCGGGATGGTCGATAGCACAACCTGGGGGCACGTCGAATGGGTAAAGGCCTGCACAAAGGCGGGGATTCAACCGTTGCTGGGGGTGCAGTGTATCGTGACGGAAGCCAACGGCCTTGCGCCGACGCGCATGTGGTTCTTGGCGAAGTCTACGAAGGGCCTAGGGGAACTCTACCGGGCCTTTTCCTTCGCGCATACCAACCGCCTGGGTCCGCACCCCCGCATGACCCGGTACGATGTGCGGGCGATGAGCGAGGAGATCTTGAAATTTGCCGGAGACGTGACGGACGGTCAATGGCTGTCCGAGATCGGGGCCTATCTCGATCTCAACCCCACCAGCCTCGTGTTGAACGCGGAGAAACTCCGCATCGCCGCCGGGCATCAGGATCTGCTCGTCTATACCTCGGACAATGCCTACGCCTTCCCGGAAGACGCGGCGATCTTTGAATGTATCTCTCGGGCCGGACTCCGCACCACGCCGCAGTACGTGCTCGAAACCTTCCCCATGGACTGCGCCGCCACGCGCACGATCGCGAAGGCCTGCGAAGGGCTGGCACTCCCCAAGGCCCCCATGATTTCGGTGCCGGGCGATCTCACGGCGCTGTGTCGGAAGGGCATCAAGACCCGCAAAATGAAGTGGACGAAGGAATACGAAACGCGCTTGGTCTACGAACTCGATCTGATCAAGAGCAAGAACTATGAGAGTTATTTTCTGATCGTCGCGGATATGGTGCAGTATGCGAAATTGCGCATGCTAGTCGGCCCGAGTCGCGGGAGTGCCGCCGGGTCACTCGTGTGCTACCTGACGGCCATCACGGAAATCGATCCCATCCAGGCGGGCCTCTACTTTGAACGCTTCATCGATGTGACCCGTACCGATCTGCCGGACATTGACTTGGATTTCCCGGACACGAAACGTGAACAGGTCTTTACCTATATGACGACGAAGTACGGCCAAGACAATGTGGCCCGCATCGGCAACGTCGTGACGTTCGCCGCGAAGAGTGCGCTGATTCATGTGAGCAAGGCCTTGAACGTCCCACCCTGGGCGATCGACGGCGTGAAGACGGCCATGATAGATCGCTCGTCCGCCGACGCGCGGGCCGAACGGTGCTTAGAGGATACGTTGACCTCGACGCAACCGGGCAAGGACTTTTCCAAGACCTATCCCGCCGTGGCGACGATCGCCGCCGCGATTGAAGGGCATGTGCAGCATACGTCCGTGCACGCCGCCGGGTTGCTCGTGAGTACCGATGCGCTGCGCAACTACGCGACGATCGATGAAGAGGGAATTGCGCATATTGAAAAGAGCGCCGCCGAACACTTGGGCCTCCTCAAGATCGATGTGCTGGGCCTCCGTACCCTGACCATCCTCGAAGACGCCGGGGTGCCAATCGATTGGTATGACCTGACGTTCGACGATCCCAAGACCCTCGCCGTGTTTCAACGCATGAAGCTGTGCGGGATTTTCCAATTCGAGGGGGAAACGCAACGCTCGATCACCAAATTGATGCAAGTGCAATCCCTCAACGACATTGACGTGCTCACCGCCCTGTCGCGCCCCGGCCCGCTTGCCGGAGGCGTGACCTATGAATATCTCCGACGCCGGAAAACCCCCGTCTATCAAGCGATCCATCCCCTCGTGGCGACGCATATGGAACAGACCTTGGGGCTACCGATCTACCAAGAACAAACCTTGGCAATCGTCCGATACATCGGGCAATTCTCCTGGGCCGATACCGCGCAGATCCGTAAGGCTATGTCCAAGTCCTTGGGGGTGGAGTTCTTTAACACCTATTGGCCGACATTCTTGAAGGGGGCCACGGCACAAGGGATTGACGATGCCGAGGCGCGGCGCGTGTGGGAAATGATCTGTACGATGGGCTCGTGGCAAATGAACAAAGCCCACACCTATTCCTACGCCGTGATCAGCTATTGGTGCGCGTATCTCAAAGCGCATCACCCGTTACAGTTCGCCGCGTCGAACCTCCGGCACGCACATGACGAGGATCAGGCGGTCAACCTCCTCCGGGAGATCACCGACGAAGGGATTCAATACGTGGCCTTCGATCCTGATAAGTCTGAACTCGATTGGTCGATTAAGGGGAAGACGTTGTACGGCGGGTATCTCGCGCTGAAGGGCATCGGCCCCAAGAAGGCGGAAAAGTATCTGGCCTTGCGCAAAGCCAAGCAGCTCACCAACGCCGATCGCGCCGAGCTGAAGGCGATGCCGAGTCCGTTCCACGACATTTACCCGCTGCACACCAAGTACAAGGATTGGTACACCAACCCGGCGGCGCACGGCGTCTCGCGCGAGATCACGACGATTGCCGAAATCATGAAAGGCGTCCCGCACGGCGAACAGCGGGTATTTCTCGCCACGATGATTCGCAAGAATCCGCACAGCCTCAACGAGGAGGCCAACATTAAAAAGCGCGGCGGCAAGGTGGAGGTCCCGCCGCTGGAGTATCTCGATCTCCGGTTGCGCGACGATACGGATGCGATCATCGCGAAAGTCGATCGGTGGAAGTATCCCGAGGTGGGCCTCCCGATCGTCGAATCGGTGCCAGAAGGGGCGCACCTCTTGATCCGGGCGACCTTCTGGCATCGCGGCGGCGCGGAGTTCATCCCCTGTGCCTTTATCGAAGCCTGGAGGAGGGTTGACCAATGAGCGAAAAACGGGCCTATCAGAATTTCCGTGATCACGTGAAGCACCCCGGTGATCGTATCGACCGGATTGAAAATATGGTTGGGGTTGGCGCGCCGGATATCAACCTGTGTGCCGAAGGGCGGGAGTGTTGGGTGGAATTGAAAAGCCCGCGCGAACCGAAGCGGGCGAGCACCCCGCTCTTTGGGAGTAACCACAAACTATCCGTGGATCAGAAAAATTGGTTTCACCGGCAGACCCGCGCGGGCGGGCGCTGCTTTATCCTGATTCGCACCAATCGGCGCTGGCTCCTCATCCATGGCAATCACGCCGACCAACTCAACCACTACACGCTGCAAGAATTGATTTTGATTTCTCTCTGGACCATGCCTTACCCTATTGTAGGAGACGAACCATGGCAACGACTCCGCTACGAACTCATCCATCGGTAATGTATAAGACGAAGCCGATGAAGCACCAGGCCCGGTGCCTGAAGCTCCACGGCGATGCGCCCGCCTTCGCCTTGTCCGGCGACATGGGCACCGGGAAAACGTGGATCATCCTCAACAACGCCGCCCAACTCTGGCGGCGCGGCCTCTGTAACGCGCTGCTCGTCTTCGCTCCCAACGGGGTGCAGATCGCGTGGATTCGGAAACAGCTTCCGGCGCATATGCCGGATGACGTGCACTGGTTGGCCGCGTCCTGGTCATCGGAGAATACGAAAGCCGAACGGCAAAAAGTAGATGACCTGCTCCCCACATCGACCACACTGCTTCGCATCTTGACGATGAATTGGGAGGCCCTCGCCACGAAGAAAGGGCAAGCCATCGCTCAACAATTCGCCATGAATAGCACCATGCTGATGATTGCGTGCGACGAAAGCGATTGGATCGGGAATCCTTCGGCCTTGCGCACGAAGGGTCTCATGTCGCTCCAACACTTGAGCACCTGGCGGCGCAACCTGACCGGCACGCCCACGAATGGGTCCCCGTACCCGCTCTTTAGTCAATATCAATTCCTCGATCCGCGTATCTTGAATAGCCCGAGCTATTGGGCCTTCAAAGCCGAACACGCCGTGATGATGCCGCCGCATCACCCGATGATCAAGGCTATCGTCCTCAAGCACGATCTCAAGCGCATCCCGCAGATCGAAGAGCGCGACGCCAACGGACGCCCGATCTATCGCAACCTCGATCGACTCACCACGACGTTGGCCCCCTATACCTTCCGGGTGCTCAAAAAGGATTGCTTGGATCTCCCACCGAAGGTCTACAAGCCCATCTACTTCAAGTTGACGAAGGAACAACGCGCCGTGTATCGGACGGCGGAATACGATCTGCGCTTGGCCTATAACGGGGAGGTCACGACCTTTCACCGCATTGCGATCGAAACCAAGCTCGCCCAGATCACCTCGGGATATTTCCTGCACCCCGATGCCGGTGAGCCGGTGCGCATTCCGGGGAAGACGCCGCGCATGGATCTCCTGATAGAGCAATTGAAGGCCGTGGTGTCTGCCGGACGGCAAGCGATCGTCTGGGCGCGGTATTCGGTGCAGATCGAAGACGTGGCCGCCGCCTGTGCCGCACTGAACATTCGTCCCTGCACCTATTATGGGCAGACCAAAAAGGATGCCCGCACGGAGGCGCGCGAGGCGTTCCAACGCGGCGAGATCCCCGTATTCATCGGCAACCAACAAGCCGGAGGCACCGGGATTGATCTGTTCAATGCGTATGTCACGTTCTATTTCAGCAATGATTTCAGCTTGCGGAATCGCGAACAGTCCGAAGACCGGGTGCACCGGAAGGGGTTGACGCACACGGCGACCTATGTGGATTTCATCGCGGAAGATACGATTGACGAAGCCGTGGTAGAGTCCTTGACGAAAAAGAAAGATGTGTCTGCTAGCATTATGAACGCAATCCAACGGAAAGGACGGTGAGCATGCGACCGGGAGAGAAGACCTTTGAATGTACGGTGAGCGTCGAATCGATCACGGAGAAAGCCCTGCGGGTGCGAACGATCACCGAAGGGCAAGGCCCGCACGATGGGGAGTCCCTCTGGATTCCTCTCAGCCAGATCGCCGACACCTCCGAGATCTGCGGGGAGTCGCGTGTGGGCGAGAGCGGTAGCCTCGAAATATCCGAATGGATCGCCAAAGAGAAAGGACTCTTGTGATGATGTTTCAAATCGTCTGCCTGCTCTGTAAGAACCGCTTCGGCACCCTCTTGCGGATTCGCCCCTACCATGGCACGCTCTATGCCCACAAGTCGTGTTTGGAAAAGCACGGCGGGATGGCCCGCGTGGCCCTCGATGCCGACCGCCATATCAAGGACTTTCTGGAACGGTATCGCGCGCCGACGCCTCCGACGCTGGCCGAAGTGTCCGAGGATATGACAAATCCCAACAGCGTGTGATAAAAGGGGGTAAAACGATGCTACGCCAAGCCACGATTATTGGGGATTATCGCTACCGACTCTCACGAAGCTGGGATATGGAGCGATCGACCGTGACGTTTATCATGCTGAACCCTTCGACGGCGGACGCCTTGGTAGACGATCCGACGATTCGGCGCTGTATCGGGTTCGCGAAGGCTTGGGGGCACGGCGGGCTAGTCGTGGTGAACCTCTATGCGTTCCGGGCCACGAACCCCCTGGACCTCCTCTGCGCCGCCGATCCGATCGGCCCGGCGAACGGGTTGACGGTGCTCGATGTGCTGGTCAATTTCTCGTCACGCGTAATCGCGGCCTGGGGCGCGAGTCCCTTTGGTGTGCCGCCGTTCTTTCGCGATCTGTTCACAGGCATGAAGCTGGAATGCCTCGGGCGCACCCAAGAGGGCCACCCGAGGCATCCCTTATACGTCGCCGCTTCGACGAAGCCCGAGCCGTTTACTATCGCGCCTCCTGACAGGCCTTGAGTTGCTGCCGCAGGTTGCCGCGATCCTCCATGGCGTCGTGCAGCATGATTGTATAGCGCGTCAACTCCTCCACGGCCTGTCCGCAGTCGCAGGGCTTAGGGGGAGTTTGACAGGCGCTCAAGCTCATCAGTAAGCCGACGCAGCTCAACCCAATCGTGATTCGCCAGCGCATTCCGCACCTCTTTCTTTTTCGCGGCCAACGCGCGCCGCTTCAGAATCTCCGGCAGCTTGTCTTCATCCACCACGAGGTGAATGATCGTATCGGCCAGCTTGGCAAAGAACCCGGCTGCCTGCACCTCGCCCGGCACGTTACGGGGCCTTCTCAGCGGGCTTCGTGCCGGTCAGGAGGGTATCGGGCTTCATCATCGCCAGCGTCTGTCCGGCCAATCCCGCTGCCGCCCCTGCCGCATTCACCGTGGTGGGGTCCATGCCTTCGGGGACGCCGGTCAAGGCGGCGGCGAACGAACCCGCCACGCTGGCGATAATCAATTGCACAGGCCGTGGCACGTAGGTCTTCAGCGTGCCGTTCACAAAGCCGGTGATCGCGGCGTTTGCGATCGGTCCCGCTGAGGTCCAAATAGCGGGCAAGAGCACGGTGAGCAACAGCGTAATGAGTTGCGACTTATCCATGATTCAATCCTCCTGTGGTTAATGAGATTTTACCCAATCGACGATCCAATGCCACCCCCACTGCCACGCCGCGATCAACGCCACGATGGTGCCGACCAGCCACGACATAAAGATCACGAAATTCTTGAACGCCGCAAAGAAGGCCGAGACCGGCGTGATGAATTTCACGATCTGGTCTAGCAGCAAGTTCTGCTCGGCGAGGATTTTATTCTGGAGTTCCAGGGCTTCCATAAAGGCCTTTTGATCTTTTCGCCATTCTTCCATTCGTGCGTGCGCCTTTCCTTATGTCGCGATCGATGCAATATCTTGGTGCTTGAACTGCGCGTGGATCACGTCCAGCTTGCCTTCTTTTTCGAGGACCAATTCCAAGCCGAGATCGAAGGGGAGGGCGCGGATCGTCGTGATCAATTGCTCGCCCGCCGGTCGGTTAATAATCGAGGCCCCGCCTTCGACCGTCAACACGGGCCACGCACAATCGAACGCATCGCCGCGCAAGTGCGGCATCTTGAGGAGATCGCCGGAATAATGTTCCGTCAACGTCTCATAAAATCCGCCCGCCAGGGCCTTCACGGAGGTGCACAACTCCGGGTGCTCGATCGTATACGTCATCAGCAAGGCCACCATGCGCTTGTCCCGGTAGGTCTCATCCAACCAGGCCGCGCCATACCGAATCACGTTGGCGGCCATCGCCCGCGCCTGCCCATACGCATCCCGCCGCCCCGAGGTAAACTGGACCCAGGGGTGCGCCCGCTGCACGATCGTGGCCGCTGTGAAGGCATTCGGCGAGAGGCCCATCTGTTCAATCATCAGGCTCATGATTCACACTCCAAGATCCCTGCCCAATGTCGGATCGATGCCATGATGCGGTTGTTCCGTTCGTCGATCGTCTCCCCACGGAGCATGAACCGGCGGTTCGCCTCGATGGTCCTGTCCGTCCGTTCGCCGCAACAAATGCACCGCCACAGGACAATTCCGTGAATCGGATACTGCACCATCAACCCTCTACAGCGTAAGCAGGCCATCGCATCCCTCACCAGGTATAGGAGGACACATACACATTCGCGGTTCCGCCGCTCGTCGCAAACATGAGGCTTTGGTACTCGATCGGCACCGGCCCGAAGGTCAAGGCAAACGCCGCGCTCAAGGTCGCCCGCACGATGCCAATGCGCTCATTTGCCACGGTGCCATCAATATCCGTCGCCGAGAGCGCCCCTATCGCGACCGTGCACCCCGTCCCATTATACACATTCACCCTCAGCAGCGCGCCGCGCGGCGGGAGGAATTGCCGGAGATCGACGATGGCCCCAATCGTATTCGTCAAGGCGCCAATTTTCCAATCTGGATCATAGCCACAAAACACTTCGCGATCGCGCGCCCAGAAATGTTTCAAGTCCCCCGCCGCATTGTTCACAATACAGGGATGGATCAGCGCATATTGCTTATATGCGCCGGGCAGCGTCAGGGCCACATCATTCTCTTTAATATACACCGCCATCATCATATCGTCATCGGTGTCCGTCGTCCAGGTCGAGGTATCGGAATCAAACAGCGCCTTCGCCCCGCCCGCATATGGGGCCGCCGATCCGTCCATACGCCAGCCCACGTAGTTCGTGGCACTGACGGTCCAGGTGCCCTGCATCACGAGGTGATAGACCGTGGCCGCCGACACCGCGTAGGGGGTATCAAAGATGATCCGCACCGTCTGCGCCGTCGTCGAGATGCGGCTCACGTCCAACCGTCGCGAGGTCGCGAGCGGCGTATTGCTCGGCACCCCCGCCGCATTGGCTTCGAGGGTAAAGACCACCGTGCCAGTCGGCGCACCGACCTTGATCAACTTCACGTCGATGAACGAGAGCGGCCCCGCCAGCACGGTCGTGATCCCCTGCGACACTTTCACCGTCGAGTTATCGACCGCCGACCGGCACCCTTGCGTGGCATCCTCGGTGATCGCCCCCGCAATGTTCACGTCCAACTTATAATCCGGGGCCTTGTGAAACATCCCGGCCTTCGTGACGCCATCGGTAATCGCATAGAGTTCGTACACGGTGGACGCCTCTTCCACCCCGGTATCCAACCCATTCACCCCCGAGCCGTTGATCACCACATCGGTCAACGGCCAATCGGCGACCTCTTGTCCATCGGACATGGTGATGGCATCGGCGGAAAACTGCACGCGCACGGCTGAGGTGCTATCCGCATTGGGGTGGTTGGCGATTTTCAATCCACGGAAGGTCTGAGACAGCGAGTTCTTAAAGATCCCATCCCACATCGACTTCGTAATACCCAGGACCATTTTGTAGGTCTTCCCGGCAGTATTCTTCGTGGAGGCCCCGGTGCTTTCCGCGCCGCGTGTTACCGTCAACACATCACCGGCGCGCGTCGTCACAATCACAATTTCTTTATTCGGGTCATCCGCCGGGTCTGCGTAGTCGGTAAAATTCCACCACGTCAACGGGAAGGGAAAGGTAGACGGGAGGCGCGAGCCATGGCCGGTGGTGAGCGCAATCGTCACCGCTGCCGCATCATAGCCCGCACTGACGGTGACCTTCCCAAAGTTCGTGACTGGCGTACCCATAGCGTCGATCTCCTAATAGCGAATTTCGATCAGCCCATCTTTGCCGCTGGTGGGTTGCACGTAGGGGTTTCCGGTGCCTTTGATCCCGCCCGTCTTCCCGCCACCCACGGACACCGCATCGCCCACCCCCGATCCCGGCAGCCCATTGACCCCATTCGTCGTGTAGTTGGCCTCTGGATTTATATATCCGCTTGTGCCATGCAATCCTGGATTGCCCTGGGCGACCACCAGACTGGACAGCGAGACACTCGAAACCGTGCCATCCGTGCCATTCGATCCCGCGCCATCGACGAAATCCGCGAGACTCGCATTCGCCCCGGCAAGGCCTGCCGATCCAATCACCAAGTCAAATACTTGTCCCTCAACCACCGAAATCGTCGTAATCCCCAGGCCGGAATTGCCACCATTGCCGCCAGACGCATTGAACGGCACATTTCCCCCGAAGCCCGTTCCATGCGCCCCGCCGCCTGCGCCCGCCGATGCCCCCAAGCACCGGAACTCCGCCAACGTGATTCCAGGGGGCACCGTCCAGGTGGTCACGCCAGGCGTGTCGAACGTCTCCAGATTATTCGTGAAGGCGGACGGAATCTGCACCGTGACCTTTCCCGCGCCGACGATCGCCAGCCACGCTTCATAGGCCCGCTGTTGGAGCGACGTATTTGTCAACTCCAAGGAATACCGGAGAAAGCGCCCGTTGACTTCGCGAATCGACACCTTTTGAATATAGAAGTCTCCCGTCAACCCGAAGGTCGGCAGCGCCACGGTCGCCACTTGCCCGGCGCGGAAGCCATAGCCATACACGTCGCAGATAAACACGGCGCGCGTCGTGCCGGAGATCGACAACCGGAGATTGGCATACGCGATCGCCATGAGCGTCAAGGCGATCGGATCATTCGAGGTGGGGTGCGTCACCGATTCAATTTCTTCGTAGAGGCCGGTTCCCCCTTCGATACTTTTCCGATCCGCAATCTGCTGATCATTTTGGCGATCCGCTGAAATGGACAACGCCGTCTCGCCCTCGGTCTGCGGCGTGCCCGTGACGATCACGGTTTGTCGATTGCGATAGGTTTCACGATCGAACTTCACCGACATGCCGTCCACCAGCACATGCGACTCATCGAGCACCAGGGGCGCGATCGGGGCCGTGGTGCTCCGCATCTGAATCGTTTTATCGTATCCTACATAGAATGTCTGCCCCGAGGCCCCGGCCACCGTGCGCAAGGCGTCAAAGATTTTCGCATTCTTCGAGTCAATTAGCGGGAAGACCGCCCGCGTGTCAATCGTGCCAATCGCCAAGCCCTCGCCATTCAACTCATTGTCCAGCAGGGAATCCACAAACGATTGGACCGTTTCATTCACGAAATTCCGGCGCAGCCTGCGGCGCAGCAACGCCTGCGACCAATCCAAGGCATCGCATTGATACAAAAAGGTCCGTAAGTCCGGGCTGTGCTTCTCGGCATGGTCGAACGTGCCTGAGAAAATGACCTCCGCGAAATACGTCACGCGCACCACATCCCCGGCTTGGATCGCGAGATTCACCATCATGCAATTCATCGTCACGGGTTGCCCCAACGTATCCGTCACTGACAAGGAATTCTTCAAGACGTTCTGCGACACCACGACGCCGTTCAGCGTCGTCACGATCGGGCTCAACTGTTCATCTTCGATCGCCACCCCGCGCTGAAGGATCGAGCCCAACGGCACCGCCGCGCAATAGGAGGACGCGAGCTGCACTAGAGCACCCCCATCGTGCGCAGCGCGCCCGGTGTTTGGTCGCTCATCGCCAAGGCGATTTCTCGCCGATCGAGCATGACATGCGTGTGAATCACTTGTCCTTTTCCTTCGCTCGACCCCACACCAAACACTTCACGCATAAATGAGGCTCCGCGTTTATTCAGCGGGATGATGGCTTCAGGGCCATGTAGCGTGGCCTTCGTCCCTGATCCGAAATCACCCATGCCCCCTTCCTTGAACCCCAGGTTGCCGGTGGCCGCCAGCGCCGCCGCAATCAGGGCAATCCCCACGACGATCGCCCCGGCCCACGGAATTCCAAACACTGTATCCGTCAAGGCTTCGGCGATCGCCGACAACACGCCCATGATGAACTCGCCGACCGCCGTCACCGTGCCCACCATCGTCGCGACCATCGCTTCAAACGTCGCAATCGTCGTGGCAAAGAACCCGCCGATGGCCGTGGTGGCCGCGCCCCAGACCGATGTGGGGACCCCCGGCGGAAGTCAAATTGCC